CGCATCGCGCGCGCCCTGCTGGCCAGCCCGCAAGGCAGCTTCGCCGCCGCCGACCCGCTGGCGCTGGCGATTCCCGCGCCGCGCGCGGCGCTGCCGGACGATGCGCTGTACCAGGAAATCCGCGTCGACGGCCATTACTACGGCTGCTTCGAGGTCGCCGGGCGCACCGACTACGATAGCGAGGACAGGCGCCAGCTCGCCAGCCTCGCCGCGCTGGCCGGTACGCTGCTGCAGGTGCACTCGCTGGCCCAGCGCGCGACCCACGCCTACGCCCAGGTCGAGGCCCAGCTGGCGCACCAGTCGCAGATCCTCGACCAGATCCACGAGTCGGTCCTGACGCTCGACCAGATGGGCTACATCACCAGCTGGAACCAGGGCGCCGAGCGCCTGTTCGGCTATACGGCGCTGGAAGCGGTGGGACGCAACATCCTGTTCCTGTACGCCGACGAAGAGAAGGACGGGAACGAGCGCATGCCCGACGTCTTCGCCGAGCAGGGCGGGCGGATGATGGAAGTCCGGCGGCGCAAGAAATCGGGCGAGATCTTCTGGGCCAGCCTGTCGCTGTCGCCCCTGCGCGACCTCGAGGAACGCCCGGTCGGCCTGATCGCTTATCTCACCGACATCACCGAGCGCAAGCTGGCCGAAGAGCGCCTGCACCACCTGGCCTATTACAACGAACTGACCGGCCTGCCGAACCGCACCCTGTTCGCGCGCCTGGTCGACCAGGCGCTGATGGTCGCGCAGCGCAACGAGCTGTCGGGCTGCGTGCTGTTCATCGACCTGAACCGCTTCAAGCTGGTCAACGACACCCTGGGCCGCCGCATCGGCGACGAGCTGCTGCGCCAGGTGGCGGCGCGCTTTCGCGCCACGCTGCGCGAGGAGGACGTGGTGGCCCACCTGGCCGGCGACGAGTTCGCGGTCGGCCTGTTCGACGTGCGCCAGCATTTCGAGGCCACCACGGTGGCGCAGAAGCTGCAGAGCGCGCTCGACGCGCCCTTCCTGATCGAAGGCCACGACCTGCGCGTCGGCGCCAGCGTCGGCATCAGCGTCTATCCGCAGGACGGCATGGAAGCCGATTCTCTGCTGCGCATGGCCGACATCGCGATGGAACGCGCCAAGGAAGACCACGCGAACCCGGACAACAGCGTCGCCTTCTACAGCCTCGACATGAACAAGGGCATGCACGAGCGCATGCGGATCGAGTCGGGCCTGCGCCACGCGCTGGGGCAGGGCGAACTGATGCTGTGCTACCAGCCGAAATTCGAAATCGGCAGCGCCCGCATCGTCGGCGCCGAGGCCCTGGTGCGCTGGGTCCACCCCGAACGCGGCCTGGTGCCGCCCTCGGAATTCATCCCGCTGGCCGAGAGCACCGGCCTGATCGTCCAGGTCGGCGAGTGGGTGCTGGAGCAGGCCTGCGCCCAGGCGGCGCGCTGGCAGCGCGCCGGCATGCGCCCCTTCCGCCTGGCGGTGAACGTGTCGGCGCGCGAATTCACCGAGTCGCTGCCGAACCGTGTCGCCGCCACGCTGGCGCGCCACGCTCTGGCGCCCGACTGGCTGGAGCTGGAGATCACCGAAAGCACCCTGATGCACGACATCGACCGCGTGATCGGCATCATGGACCGCATCAACGCCCTCGGCGTCGCGCTCTCGCTCGACGACTTCGGCACCGGCTACTCCAGCCTGTCCTACCTGAAGCGCTTCCCGATCCACACCCTGAAGATCGACCGCTCCTTCACCACCGGCATCCCGAACGACGCCAGCGACTGCGCGATCGCCAGCACCATCATCAGCATCGGCCGCCAGCTCGGCCACCGCGTGATCGCCGAGGGCGTCGAGACCCTGGAGCAGCTGGAATTCCTGCGCGACAGCGGCTGCGACGAGGTGCAGGGCTACCTGTACGCCGCCCCGCTGCCGGCCGCCCGTTTCGAGCAGGGGCTGCGCGAGAACTGGCTGCTGGTGGAGTAGGGCGCCGGTCTCGCGCGGCGCTACTGCCCGGGCGGGGATGATTTATGTATAATGCCGGTTCCTTACAGGAAGCGTGGCCGAGTGGTTGAAGGCAGCAGTCTTGAAAACTGCCGACGGGGGAACCCGTTCGTGAGTTCGAATCTCACCGCTTCCGCCAGAATTTACAGATAAGCCCTTGTGTTTCAAGGGCTTTTTTGTTGCCCGCAGCTGAACTATTGGCCCTGCGAACTGCCTTGTAAATAAGCAGTTGCGGAAACGATTTCCGCAACCCGGCCCTATTTCGTGGGCTTCACAGCCTCGCCCAGGCGTCGGTAGACGCTCTGGGTAATCTGCGTGTCGGTGTGCCCCAGGAGCTTGCTCGCGTCCTCCAGGCTGCTCATTTCGCTCGCCGCTTTCGGGCGGATATCGCGGAACTGGAATGCCTTGATGCGATTGGCCAGATCCTCTTTTCCGACTCGCTCGGCCTGCCGTGCAGCTGCGCCCCTGGCTGCATCGAAGCGGTCGCGCAACATCTTCATCGTCAGCGGCTGCCCGGACTCGGTGCAGACCAACTCCCCACTCATCGACTTCACCTGGCGCGCCAGTAGTCGATCCACACACGCGCCAAGCTCAGTTGGCTGGCCGTCGACGTGCAGCCGGATGCGCAGCGCATGACGGGTCTTATTCTGCAGCACGTGCAGCTCGTCGTTACGGATGTGGCTGCGATTCATCTTAAGCACGTCAGCCGGTCGCTGACCGGAAAGGTACGCGAGGTCCATGGCGTCACGCAGCGCCTCGGCGCCCGCGCCGCGCACCGCGTCCCACACGTCAGCCTCGGCATAATAGTCGCGCGGCTTTTCCTTGTTTTTCCGAACGCCGCGGCATGGATTGTCCCGCTGGGTGAATCCCCATTCGCGCGCCATGTTGAATACGTGCGAGAGCAGGGCGATCTCGCGGTTCGCGCGCACCGGCGCCGACCTGGCGTCTCTGTACCGCGCGATGTCCTGCGGTCGAATCGCATCGATCGGCGCGCTGTCGAACACAGGCCGCAGCTGCGCCAAACAAAGTCGATTCTCCCGCTGGGTGGATGCTTTCTTCTTCGGCAGGATGTCGCGCTCGTACTGCTCGAACGCATACTTCATGATCGATGCGTCTGGCGGCACCTCCACGCACTCGAGATCCGCCCACTTCCGCTTCGCGGCAACGAGGTCGGTGCCGAGCGGGATTTCCTTGCGGTTCCCTGTCTCATCCCGGCCGTTGTAGTAATAGCCGGTCCAGACCTCGCCCGATTTTAGTTTTCTTTTCCGCGCGAGCATGCGCGGCGGCAGCTTCCTGCCGGTTGTCTTCGGTCGCATCTATTGTCCTAGTCATCGAACACGGGAGAGGTCCGGCTTCCAGCCGGCTGCCTCCGGCGCGGCGAGCGCGGCCGGGTTGATGCCGGCCAGCTTCAGTCTAGCGTACAGGCGGCCGATCACCGGCGCGCCAGCCCGGTTCTGCAGGAAGTGCCAGCCGTTTTGCTTCAGCCAGTCAATCTGATCACTCTTCCTGCTGCAGCCGGAAATCTCGCTGACCTCGTCCGTGCTCAGCGTTTCCGATGGCAGTGCCAATTCAAAAATCGCGCTCATCTTACGGCTCCTTATCTGCGCCCATCGTCAGCGCGTTCTGTTTAAGTGCGCGGCTTCGCCTTACGCGCGCTCGGCTGATTGCAACCTTGGAAGTTGGAGCTTCGATCTGCCACACTTCGCAATCTGCGTAGTCGGGATCGGTCGGCTTGCCGCCATAGCTCCAGGAGCCGTTCGGGAACCTCACGACAGTCCACAGCATCAGGTGCTCTCCTTTGCGCCTACCGGCGAATTGTTAGGGGATGGGTACTCGTCGCCGCTGCAATACGGGCAAGTCCATACGCCCAAGCCGGGGCACTCCGGGTCTTCCCAGTAGTTCGACGGCCATTCATCGCGAGGCAGCAGGACCGTACTGCCGATCATGCCACCTCCCTCGTGGCGGTGCGGACCGACGCCGTATATCGGGTAGCAGGCTTCGCCGTTCTCGTCCGTGCAATGTTCACAGGTCATGCATCCTCCCCTGGCGCATCACCGGCCTGCTCGGTGCTCACTGGCGCGCGCTCGGCCTGGGTGCTGTGGGCGGCAGCCTCGCGCTCGATGGCGCGGGCGAACAGGATGCGGTCGAGAACCACGCTGTAGCCATCGCCGGGCTCACCGTGCTTCTCCGCGCCTTCCTTGGTCTGGAACAGCCAGTTGCCGAATCCGGTGCCGTTGTCACGCTTGCGTGCCCAGCCTGCGATCGGCAGTTCTGCCCCCTTCGCTACCTGCGGGGATGGGGTGGCGTCTTTCCTGCCAAGCTCATAGCTCAGGCGCTGCACGTACTCATACGCACCTTCACCGTCATCAGGCCAGCCCAACCGTTTAGCCAAGCCGTGAAGGTTTCGGCCGGCACGCAGAAGCCGTTCGTCTTCCTGCCCAAGTGCGACAGGCTGGGCGGCGCGACGGGCAGCCGCGATCAATTCAGACACGGTGTCCGGGCTGAATGCCTCGATGAATGCAACGGCGGCCTCGTCGGTTACGCCATCGGCGATCTGACATGTCCCGTACCATGGGCGCTTCACTGCGTCGCACAGCGCCTGAAGCTCGTCCAGGTCGAAGTCCAGGTCGGCCGTTGCCGTGCTGGTGGTGTTGTCGGTGGTGTGCATGGTTCAGCCTTTCCGGCGCCGCGCGCCTGGGTATTGTGGTTGTGGGCGGTGGATCGGGTCCGGCAATGCGAACTCCAAGATGCACTTCCAGTTCGTCCGATTGTTCAGTACGACCGGCCCGGCATCGTTGTCGACGGTCCCTTTGACGGGAGGCACGGCCAAGGAGTCGAGAAGCACGCACGGCACGGCCAGGGTGTCGTCGCCACGGTGGTAGTAGTCGCGGAGGGCCATCACGTCGTCCTCGCTGTACTTCCCAGCCCACGAGAGCGGCCACGCATAACCTTTGTCATCGGGCCGCCACACGGTGATGTAGGCGTGCTCGCGGTTCGTGTGTTTCACGCTGACGATGTAGCACTCACGCATTGCCCGCTCCTTCTGTGGTTTGGGTTGCAGCCGACTTTCGCGAGCGAATGTAATTCGCTAGGTATTCGGCGGCGGCAGCTTTCTGACTCATGCCAAAAGCCTCCCAGTCTTCACCCACCAGCTCGATGAGTAGCGCGATTTCTTCCAGCGCCTGATTGCGCACCTGGTCGGTTGGCGCAGCGGTAGGAGCGGCAGGGGCACGGGCACGCGCGCCGAACAACTTGGCATGTGCGTAGTAGAGGATGTGGTGGATTTGCCAGATCGGCTCCTCGCATTCCTCGCCGCCGTGCTCGTCGATGCTGTCGATGGATGACGAGTAGCTGTCGGCGATCTCCGCGGCGCGCCGGACCTCGGTGACAAACTGCTTCGGCACCAGCATCCAGCCTTCCGGCACGTTCTGTTCGCCTGCTGGCTTGGTGGCGAGAAGGGAGCGCAGTTCGTCACGTTCTTTCTCGACCGCTTCCAGTTCGGCCACGGCGGCGGCCAGCGCGTTGCTCTGGTCGGCCTCCCATTCGCGCTTCGCTTCGGCGAGCAGGTCGGCGGTCGGCTTGGTGGCGGCAGATACTGCGGCTCCTTCCGGCGGCAAGCTGCCGAACGCCTCGTCGTAGGCTTTCAGCTCATGAGCCCAGTAGCCATGCAAGTCGTCGTCGCCCAGCCCGACCGCGGGCGCTTCCTTGAGGGCGAATTCGATTGCACTACGCCATGCAGTCTTGTGGGTGTAGAAGTTGTGGTGCAGATCATCGCCCGATGCGGCAGGAGCGGCGAGCGCGGTCAAAGCGGCGTCGATCACATTCTGGTCAGCATCTTCATTCGAGGCGTAGGCCGTGATCAGATTCTTAATTGCAGTCCGGTTGGTCTCGCTCGGCGCAGGAGCTGCGGCGCGCTCGATGCGGGCGGCAGGCTCACGAAGCATTTTGCGAACGTCGTCGAGCACCTGCACCCCGGTTGCGCGGTCGCCATCGGCGAAGTTGATGTCCCACGGCAGGAGGTGCACGAGGTCGGCAACCTTTGCGCGGAACAGCAGGTCAGCCGGGGCATCGCCCGAGGTAGCGGCAGGGGCGGCGCCGGCGAGGTAGAGCTTCTCGCCAGGCTGGACCTGGCCCAACAGCTTGAACACCGGGGCGAGCGTGTCGCCGTCGTAGCCCTCGAACACCGCTACGGCGGCGCCGGCGTTCGCTGGCGGGGTGCGGCCGGCGGTGACCGGAACTGCAGGCGCGCCCGGCGCCTCCCAGTTGATGGTCTCGCTCGGCTTGCGGTCTTCGACGCGCCGCTGTTGGTTCTCGCTGCTGTTCGTGGTGTCCATGTTCTCTCGCCTGGTTATGTGAATGGTTATTTGCTCTTGTCGGGGCCCGCGCTCTTCGGCGCCGGTGCTGCGATGGTGATGTCGGCCATGTCTTGCCGGTACCGCCGGCCGCGCGGGACAGCCGCGGCGTTGGCGATGTCCTGGCGGTCCTGGGCTGTGTTGCCACCGAGTTGGCGCTCGAGCCGCGTCATGCCGGCGCCGGACCAGCCGGCGCGCTTGCGGCGCGCGATCATGCTTTGGCCTCACCGCCCAATGCTCCGACCAGGTCGGCCAGCAGCTTGGACAGCTCGCCGGTCATCAGGGTGAAATCATTGTCGAAGCGCTCGTGGTCGCTATAGGCGATGGACTGACCCTCCTTCAGCACGTCCAGCGGCTTGACGCCCTTGATCGCCAGCGATTCGGTCAGCACGAACGAGATGCGGCTGTTCCAGGTCATCGCCAGGCGGGTGCACTGCTTGCCGGCGGCGATGTGGCGGCCGACGTCGGCTGGGTCGAGCGAGTGCTTCACGTAGCGCACGGCGGCACGGCTCTCGCCGGTGGCGCGCAGCTCGGTGTCCTGGTCGATCGTGAAGTTGTGCGGCGCCTCGTCCGACTCGAGCCAACCGGTCATGACGGCTACCGGCGAGCGCTGCACGCGCAGCGATTCGAGCGGCAGGCGGTCCACTGCCTTCAGCAGCAGCTTGATGACGTCGTCGGCCTTCGAGGGGCTGGCGGTGTCGACGGCCAGCCAGCCATTCACCGGGTCGATCCACACCCAGGTGGCGCGCGGCACGCTGAACGCACGAGGCAACATCTCGTCGGTAACGCGCTCCTTCAGTTCCTTTCGGGCCAGCTTCCCAGGCGGGAAACCCTGCTGCTCTTCGAGCTCTGCGGCGCGTGCCTTGACCACTGCGTTGATCGCCGCTGCCGGCATCACCTTCTTCTCGGCCTTAAGCTGCAGCAGGAACTGGCCGGCCACGTTGTGCACCAGGGCGCCGCCCTCGCGAGGAGCGTCCCAGCCCTGGCGGAACAGCTCGTTGCTGGAGGCTGGCGTGAAGGCCTGGTGCGCGATCGCCTGCTCGAGCGCCTCGGCGGTCATTACCCACGGGGCAGGGAGGCGGTACAGCTGGAGGTTCTTAAGCATTCTTGGGATTCCTTCTTGTCGTTTTCGGTGCGCTTACTGTGCGAGCGCTTGGGTGTAGAGGATCACGAGGACCAGCAGGATTGCTGCGGCACACTCGATCGCGTAGGAGACCAGCCGGGCCCGGATCTGCCGCTGGCTCATGGCAGCCTCACCACGGTGACGCCCATCGCGCCGGCGTCGTACGCTGCAGCCTCCAGGGCGGCCGGGTCACCGATAGCGGTGTAGGTCTCAGGGCGGTCGTTTTCGTCGCGGACCGTGATTCGAAAGCGCATGTCGTTCTCCCTAGTTGGTGGTCGGGGCCGATGTGACCCTCTGTGTTTTGGCACTTGCACCGTGCCGGCGGCCCAGGTGGGCAGATTTGTTAATGTGCTTCGCGCTGCTCGGCGATCAGCTGGATCGATGCACGCACGATCGCGGTCCAGATTGCTGCGTCCACCGATGGGTGGTCCTGGTACAGCTCCGTGACACTGCGCCGGCGGTCGGTGGCGCCGACCGAGACTGTGCCCTCGTCGGTGTCGTGGCTGATCTTCAGGGCCAGCTTGCCGATCAGCGGGCCGGCTGCGCTCCAGTTGCGGCGCCACTGTGGGACCATCGAAGTCGGAGCGCCGCCGCTCACGCTGAGCATTCCTTGGCCGGTGCGTGCATTGTTCGCGCGGCTCAGCGTCGTGTACTGGTTCAGCGTCGCCGGCCGCGCAACCTTGCCGTAGCCCAGCAGGCGGGCCAGCTCGATCTCGTCGGTGATCGCTTCCTTCAGGTACTTCTGGGTCCAGGTCTGCATCGTTAGCTCCACAGGACGTAAGCAATGCCGCTGGCGGCTGCCGTCAGGCCCAGTACGATCGCGCCCCATACGGCGAGATCCACGCGCATCCAGCAGCGCTCTTCAATTTCGGTTTGGTCGGGGGTGTTCATCGTTTGCTCCTGTTCGTCATGCCTCGCTCTGCCTCCACCAGCTGCCAGCCCAGCTCCCTCCGGATCTGCTCCGAGGAGGGCGGCGGCGTCCTCTCTGCCTGGCGCTGACGCATCCAACTGCGCACTTGCTCATTGCTCGGCTTGCTGGTCTGCGTCATCGCTAGCTTCTGGTGAGTTCGCTTCGTTGAGATGCAGTATCACATACGTGTTTGAAAATATCAACACGAACGTGATGAAAAGTGTAGAATTCGTGCATCGGCCGAGTTCGGCTGGTTGCAAGCCTGGGGCAGGGAGGGGAAACCGCCGACGTCCAGGCCCAAGTGCTAAGGACGCCGGGAGAGCAACGCGTGGGTGGTAGGGGTAGAGCGCGCCGGGGGACAGGTGAGAGCCTGGAAAGTCTGCCAACAAGTGCGCGTCCGAAGACAAGCAAGGGGTGCGTCACTCTCCACGAAAGCGAGCTTTTTAGCTGGCCTTTAGGGAGGGTGACATCCGGAACCGAGACTGCGCTGGGGTTACCTGAGACAGTAGATAATCAAAGAATTGCTCTTAGATCAGCCAAGAATTAGAACTTCAACAGTACCTATACAGGGTGCGAAGAAAAAAGGCCCGGAAATGGCGCAAGAAATGACTCTCACGGCGTACCTCGCTCAACGAGGGACCAAAGCGAAGGCGCTGAAAAGGGGTGAGGCGGAAGCGTTCGGCATCCCATACCCGCTCCAGGCTGGCTGGCCAGCGCGTTACGCAGAGGTCGTGATTACTGAGGCCATGATTAGCCAAGCGGCTGCAAATATGGCCGCGCCGCGGCGAAGGGCTGTGGCTTCTATGGCTCTTTCTCGGCCCACTTACTCGCCACGATTCCCAAGCTTTGCGCTACGCCAGGCGCGGCGCTACCGTTCGCGCAAGAACGTTAAGAATGGAGCGGTATGATCAGCAAAAAACTTCACGCTGGGTGCGAAAAGAATTGGCGACGGGCCGTTGTTGAGGCCAAGTGGTCAAGGCGCCGCTACCGTCGCGAGTCAGGCGAATACAGCACGCCTCTTAATTTAGTGCACGACATTCGAATGGCAGCTTGGCTCTTCGAGAAAATGTGCGCCGAAGGATCGACACTCCCGGAGCATCATTCGAAGATAATGCGAGCTCAACTCTTGCGAAAGCTGGCGATGGCAGAGCTCGTAATTATTGATCTGCTGGGTGATCCCTTTCAATCATCGAAAGGCAGTAACTGAATTCGCCAGCAGCGTCGATAAGAGACCCTATCCAGTTCGAATTAACTGGATGACTATTGGTCTTCGCGCGCAGGGCATCCCTAGCCTTCAAGACAGCGGGAGCGAAGTAAAAGCGCTCCCAGTCATTTTGCTCCTGGCGGTCCTGAGTAACCTTGCCACGCTTCGCCGCGCTCTTGATGTCCTCCTTGAGAGCTGAGTATTCGGCCTGAAGATCATCCTTCTCGAAAGTGCTAATGCTGCGCTTGCCGTCGATGCGGTTAATGATTTCCCGCGTGCGCTCTTCGAATAGGTTTAGTGATTCAATAACCGAACGTTTCCCCGGGTCTTCCACGCTGTCTCCGTTAGCTTTCTAATTAGTTTCTAGCGCGAGTATATCCCGCTGGCAATGCTTGAAATCTAACCAATTGTTGCGCTAGCGCGCTGTGTTGCGAATGGACTCTGGACCGCTCGGCGCGGGCGCCTCGGGCGCCTCCTCTAAGAAGTCGAGCAGACCGCTTCCTTCGGAGTTCGCGGTCGGCGCCGAGGGCGCGGGGCGTGAGGAAGAGAACCCGATCAAGATGGCGCCGGCGACCGCGAGCGCTCCTCCGAAGATTAGGAAATTTTGGCGCTGCGCCATTCTGTCGACGTTTGCGACGGCCATCGCAGGCGTGCGGATCCCGTAGCCGAAGTCCCGGGCAGGCACTTGGACGCCGACGTCCATGTTCAAGGCAAAGCCGCCCAGCAGCAGACCGCCGCCCAGCAGGATGGCGCCGAACGTCTTCATGGCCCCTCCGAAGAGGGTATTGCAGATGTTGCTGATCAGCTCGGACAATGCCCACATGTTGCACCTCTAGTTCGGCATCCAGGCGTGCCGTAGCGCCTAAAACGGAAGCTCTTCATCTTCATCATCCAGTTCGGCGCTCAAGTCGACCTCAAAGCGATTCAGGCCTACCTGGCGGAGCGGTTCTAAGAAGGCCTGGGTTTCGAAGTGGGCGTACGCACGCGGGTATGCTCCTTCCGACACCAACATGATCCCTAGTGGAGGAAGATGTGGTGCGAGCTGTGATATCAGCCTATCCCCCGGGCCCGGTCGCACATAGGAGTCATCGGGAAAAGCAAGGATCAGCCGCACACCTTTCAGCTCGACCAGCGCTACCTCGACCCTCAACTGCGACCGACCAACACTCGACCTGGCTGATAGACCACCTTACCTATGAGGTCGCAATGCCCACTTCGCACATTGACCGGATCGAATTCAGGATTTGCGGAATACAGGAACCACTCTCCGCGCTTATAAAAAAGTTGCTTAACGCAAGATTCCCCATTCCAGTTGAGGGCATAGACTTCGCCGCTGACCGGCTGCCGCGCAGCCAAGCGCGTGTCGATTACAACCGTATCTCCTTCATATAGCATCGGCCGCATGCTCCGACCCTTAACGCGGATGGCAAGCAGTTGGTGAGGGACAAGGTCATGCTCCTCAATAACGCTCCGTGGTACGTGAAGAACGCCGCCATCGTCATGCTCTGGGATCGTGTCGTATCCGGTAAAGCCAGCCTGCAATTTCAACTCCACGCGTCGAATTGGAATGGTGTCTGGTTCATCGCCAACGTTGATGCGGGGCGCCCCTGCAGGAAATGGAAAATCCTTGGTCGGGTCATTCGATGCGACCAGAGACAGTTTTGACTCAGCCTTACTAGCAGAGCCTTTGGGCGACCCTTGGCCATTTGCGAGCCACATAGGGTCGACATCGACTGCGTTCGCGATATCGAGGATCTTGCGGGCGGTCAGGCGGAGCCCTGACTCAAGGTTGCCGATGGTGCTCTGCGACACCCCAGCTTTTTTGGCTAGGGCGTCTTGCGTGTAGCCCTTTTGCTCACGGGCCCAGGTTAAACGTTCTGCCAATGTATTCATATCACGAATGTAATATAAATCGCTATCACGTTGGTGTTGACTGTTCAAACACGAACGTGATATTGTGTGTTCATGGATACCCAAAAAATCACCTCTGATCTGATCAAGTCCGGGCTCACTCAGCAGCAGTTGGCTGATCTGGTGCCATGCGGCCAATCCACCATCGCAGCGTACCTGGCCGGCACTCGTGGCTCGAGGCCGTCGAAGTTCATTGGCGATCGCTTGGAAGAACTCCATGCCCAACGTTGTGCGCTGGCGCCTGAATCGCCGCCGCAGCGGCGCGCAACGGATGCCGAGCCGGAACCTGGTCGTGTCGGCCGCACGCCACCCTCGCGAGACAACCTCATGACCGCAGCCGCCGAGGGCGCGGCAGTGATGGAGCCTAAGCCGTAAGCCAGCGCGGCATCTTGCGGTAGTCGGTCAGCGCGGTAAGCAGTCATTTTCGGGCCTTTAGGGTTCAAGTTTTCGACAGATGCATTGTTGCATCTAGGAATTGCAAAAACATCATTTTTAAATAGGTCAACAGCATGAACGCCAAAGACGCATTCCATCAAACCGTCCACAACGCTCCAGGCGGCTGCGTCGCGCTGGCTGCTCGCATGGACATGTCCCCGACCATCCTGCGCAACAAGGCGAACCCGAACAACAACGTCAACGTCGTGACAATCGACGACATCGAGCGCGTGATGTCGCTGACGGGGGACTACTCGGTGCTGTATGCCCTGGCCGAGGCGCACGGTTTCGTGCTGACCAAGCTCGAGGAGCAGCCGGCTTCCGACATGGGTGTCCTCGAGAACGTCACGGACATCTGGCAGCGCCTGGGCGACGTCGCCAACGAGGTGCACAAGACGCTCGAAGACGGCCGCGTCGAGCCGCACGAGGTGGTGGCGGTGCGCAAGTCGGTGTTCCGTGCCTTCCGCCCAATGATGCAGCTGATCGAGCGCCTGAACGGAATGTCGGAGAAACCGGTTTCGAAGTAAGCAGCGCCCAGGCGGCGGGGCATGCCGTCACTAATACAACCAGAACAGGGAATGAACGAGATGGACGAAAAGAAAAGCGTAGCAAAACTGCTCGACACGCTGCGTGACCGCTTCGGGATCAAGAGCGACGCGGCACTGGCGCGAGAACTGGAGCTGAGCCCGGCCGAGGTGTGCAAGCTCCGCGGTGGTCATCGTGAGCTGGGCGCCAGGGTGATCTTGAGCATCCACGAGCACTTGGGCGTGCCGGTTAAAGAAATTCGTGAGCTGGCGGCGTAGCCCGCTCCCCACCGATACCACGATAACCCGGCACCAGTCCTCAAGACTGAGCCACATCAGAGAAAGGAAGTAGATGGATCAAAAGGAAGAAGAGCAGCAGCCGGCGCCGATTGAGCCCGGTCATGTGATGAGCCGCGAAGCCTACCAGCGCTTGGTGGAAGAGCAGCAGAAATAACAAAGCCCGGCTGCAACCGGGCTTCTCTTGAAACAAGAACAACTTAGGAGCGCACATGTTAGCACAACAAATTCAAATGCCGGCGCAATCTGGTGAAGATCAAGCTTCGCCAGACGTTTTCGCCGCCCGCTCGTCGCACTGGATGAGCGTCCTGCTCGGCCTGGTCGGCTCCGCCAACACGCTGATCACCACCTACCTGCAGGAAGAGCTTGCCGACGTCAAGGCATGCGTCGACGAGGACCACCACCAGGCCATCGCCGGCCTTGCCAAGCAAGTCGAGCGCGCCAAGGCCTTGGGCCTCACGCTCGCCGGCGCCGCGCAACTGGCCGCGACCGGTCAAGCCAACGTAGAGCTCTGGTCCGTGATTAACGACCAGTTCTCGGCCGGCTCGCTGTCGGACCTGATTGCGCAGAACGACTGGCTGCGCCCGGGTGACGCCGTCTACAGGGCGGAGACCATCTACCGCCATACCTTGACGGACGCCGACTTCAACGCAGCTGCGGCGCCGGCCGTGATCGGCGGTGCAGCATGAGCGCGCTGACCCAAGATAAGTTCCTGCGCGAAGTGGCTGGCCACGGCATGACCATCGTCCGCGACGACGGCGTGCATCGCCATGTGCGCTTCAAGCGTCCGGACACGAGCTGCGCGCACTTCGACCTGGTTACTTGGCCGGGCTATCTCTGCTACAGCGGCGACATGGGCACCTTCGTGTTCTCCCGCATGCGTGACATGTTCGATTTCTTCCGTCGCTCGCACAAAGAAAATCTGTTCGCGATCGACCACCACTACTGGGCCGAGAAGGTCGAGGCCGGCGACCAGCGCAGCCGCGGCGATGGCGTGCGCGAGTTCAGCAAGGCGAAGTTCGACGCCGGCGTGCGCCAGTGGGTTGAGGAGTTTGCCAAGACGGAACTCGAAGAGGCCGCAGAGCTCGGCGAAACCGAGCTGTGCACGACCGCCATGAACGACCTGCGCGCCGCAGTGGAGCGCGAAGTCATCGGCGCCGACGACAACGACGTCCGGAGCTATGACGCTGCCAATGATTTCCGGTTCGGCGCGAGCGACAGCGAGGCTTGGAGCGCGCTGTTCGGTGGCGAGAAGACGTTCGAGTTCGTCGACTTCTGGGAATGCAATCACCAGGTATTCACTCACCGCTTCCAGTGGTGCTGCTTCGCTCTGGTCTGGGGCATCAAACAATACGACGACGCGAAAGCCGCAGCTGCTGCGGTGGCGCCGGCGGCGACTGAAGGGATACCAGCATGACCCGCGCCCGTCACGTCATCCCGATTCACACCACACGCCGCATCGAGCGCATCCGCAGCCTGGTCACCACGCTGCTGACCCGCGAGCTTGCGCGTGATGAAGTCGCGACGCTGCTGGAGGTAACTCCCTCGGGCGCCCGCAAGTACGTCGGCGACCTGCGCGAGGCCGGCGTCATCCAGCTGGCTCGCTACGCTGACGGTACCGCAACCGCGCTCGGGCACCCGGTGTACACGCTCGCCATGACCGCGGAGCAGGCGCAAGCCTACCTGGCCGGCTTGGCGGAGAGCGCGCCGCCTCGCGCTGCCAAGCTGTCGAAGTCCGCGTTCAGCGTCGCCTCGCGCGACCCGGGCCGCCACTTCCACATCATGGCCGACGACGCTCCGTTCTCGATCCGCATCAGCCGCGTGCCGCCGATGCGCGATCCGCTCGTCGCTGCGTTCTTCGGCGCCGGCCGTCATGAGGTGCGCGCGTGAGCTACATCACCCGCTCGGCGCCTCGTTGCGTCGCATGCCGGCAGCCCGAGGGCGCACATCACGCACCCGGCTGCCAACTCGCAAAATTCGTTATCCGGAGGGCTCAGTAATGGGCGATCAAATCAAAGTACGCCAGGCCAACCGTGGAACGCTCCCGTACCAGGTCGGGCAATACCTGCACAAGCACGGCCCCATGACCGAGCACGACCTGTTCGCCGGGATGGGGGTACGAATCTCGGTCACCCTGCAGGACGACACGGTGCAGCGCTCTCTTCGCAGCGGATGGCTGGTGACGGCGCCGGGCGACAAGATCGACTGCAGCCCGACTGCGCGTGACCACTTCGACCGCGAGGCTGGGATTGTCCGGGTGAAGCCGATGGGCGAGATCGCAGCGCCGCGCGAGATCAACGTGTTCAAGCAGCCGCCGCTGAGCCGGAAGTACATGATCAACTCGCGCGGCATCCGCCAGGACATCCCGGCCTGGTCGGTGCGTCCGGCGGGCTTCGGCTTCAAGAGCATCGGCGGAGGTGAGGCATGACGCGCGAAGTTACCGAACAGGACCTGCGGGCGCCAGAATTTCGCCAGGGCCGTCCCGAGGAGTACGAGTTCCGCAGCGACGGCAAAATCGTTCGCAAGGATCGATTCGTCTGCGGCATGCATGACCTCGCGGCGATCCTTCTTGGCTCGTCGCGCGACTACGAAATCAAGGAGGTCGTCAACGCTGCGCACCGGATCAAGGGAGTTCAGGTGCTGGAGCACATCCGGACTGCCCGGGATGTGTTCGAGGGTGAGCCCAAAGCACTGGAGTGCCTGGAGTACCTGCAGGCACTGATCGTTCAAGCTAAGGAGCAGGCATGAAAGAGCGCCCAATCCTCTTCAGCGCGCCGATGGTGCGCTCGCTGCTGGACGGCAGCAAGACGCAGACCCGGCGAATCGTGAAAGACCTCCCGTCATGGGAGATTACCGAAATTTGCCACGATGCTGGCGGAACCGGTAAATGGATGCCGAACGGGCCGGCGCCGAGCGGCGTAGGCATGGCGGCAGGCCATTGGCGCGATTGCCCATATGGTAAGCCTGGCGACCACCTCTGGGTGAAGGAAGCATTTGCCCTTTCCGTGATCGATCCTGACGGCGGCTCCCCAGAGGACGAGCCGGAAAACTGGGATGTCATCTATCGCGCCGACCCTGAGCTCGGCGGCGGTTGGGCCGATGGCGAGGGCAACACGATTGAAGTACCGTGGAAGAGCGACAGGGACATGCCGCGCTGGGCCAGCCGGATCCTGCTGGAGGTCACCAATGTGCGCGTCGAGCGGCTCCAAGACATCGGCTCGGAAGAGATCGAGGCCGAGGGCGTTGTGACGTCGGACGACGACATCATGAAGCACGGCTGCCGGGCCCGGGTGATCGACTTCGCCAGGCTCTGGGAGTCCATCTACGGCGCTGGCAGCTGGAATAGCAACCCCTGGGTGTGGGTAGTCGAATTTAGGAGGACAGAACCATGAGTGGATACCTTACTGCTGACGAGCTTGCCGAGCTGGTCGACTGTAAGCCGAACCAGCGCACCAGGATGGTCACTTGGCTACGGCAGAGGAAATGGAAGTTTGAGGTAGGTTCAACTGGGCTTCCCAGGGTCGCGCGAGCCTACCACGATAGGATGATGGGTATTACCGATGAGCCGAAACGACAAAAATATGCGGACGAACCGAACCTCAAAGCCTTCGCCGGCGCCCACTAAAGAGAAGACGGGGATCGACAGGCTTTACAAGAGGACAGGCGTCAAGAAGGTGTCGTGGTACTACCAATATCCGGACGGCCGGAACGAAACCGTGGCGACGGCGCCGGTCGGCAGCAAGGAAGAGATCCGCAAGGCGGACATTATCGCGAAGCGCAAGGCGATCGACATCCAACAAGGGAGGATTATCGCCGGATCGGTCGCCGAGCTGATCGACCGTTTCAAGACGGAGGAAGACCCGAAGCACTACCTGGACCAGTCGAAGGAGGGGCTCGCGGTCAGGAACGGCACCTACGCGAACCTGATCAAGTTCTTCGGCCAGATGGCGCCGAATTCGCTCAAGACGATCCACGGTTATCAGTACGTCGAGGCGCGGGCGGCCGACGGCGCACCGGCGAAGGCCTGGAAGGAGCTCTACACCTTCTCGACCATCTGCAAGAAGGCGATCCGGTGGGGCGTGATGGAAGCGAACCCGTTCGTCCGGTTCTACCTGTGGAGCCAGCGGCAGGACAACCGGGTTGTGCGCCTGATGGGCTGCATGGCCCTCTTCACCTACCTGACCGGCTTCCGGACGGCGGAAGTACGGCCAATGCTGAAGACGGGATGCTCGCGCGAGGGCGTAACGGTGACGGGCGCCAAGCGGAAGCGCGGCGAGGCCGAGGTGCTGAAGCTGCGGGAGTGGTCGCCACGCCTACGCATGGTGGTCAAGCGGATCGAGCAGGCCCAGCAGCATATGCCGTCGGTGCCGTCCGAAACCGCGCAGACCATGGCGCGCATCGCGATCGCGATCGCCAAGGGCGAGACGGCGAAGGCGGCGGCCGCGGCGGCCGGCATGAAGGAATCGACCTATTACTACTGGGTCGCGAGGGTG